TTTGCCTTCTTACTCAACTCCGCAGTACAGAGACAAGCGGAGAGAGTAACCGCAGAGGAAATTAGATTCGCTGCCCAGGAATTAGAGATGGCATTAGGCGGTGTCTATTCCGTGTTATCACAGGAGTTCCAAGTACCCTTGGTTACTCTCCTATTAAGTAGATTAGAAGAACAAAAGAAGATGCCTAAGTTTCCTAAGGACTCACTCAAACCTGAGATTGTCACAGGTATCGAGGCATTAGGTAGAGGACAAGACTTAAACAAGTTAGGTACTTTCCTTCAATACCTCCAACCCTTAGGACCACAGGTCTTAACGCAGGAGTTAAATGTACCTGATTATCTTGATCGTCTTGGTGCATCTCTTGGCATTGATACTGACGGACTTATTAAGTCACAGGAACAAAAGCAACAAGAGATGATGCAAGCACAACAAGCACAACAACAACAAGCACAATCACAAATGATGGGTAAGGTAGTAGAAGGTGCCGTTAAGAACCCTGAAGTGGTGAAGCAAGTAGCCGATGGTATTAAACAACAAGGACAACAGTAATGAATAAAGAGATGTTAAAGAGGGCGAGAGAATCCTCTGACAAGTTAAGCCCAGGTGATGCTTTTAGATGGTTGAGAAAACAAGCTCAAAAAATTAAAGCTACTGGTGATAAAAAGAATACCTATAAGGAAACTATGGGTATAGATAAACCTAAACCAGGGTCTAAAAAATATAAAGAATTGTTTAGAAAAGAATTTTCTGCTGCAAGAAAAGCAGGGAAAGATTCGTTTGTTTTTTCAGTAGATGGGAAAAGAAGAACAACTAAACGACAAGATGAATTAGACAAATTAGAAAATGTAGGATACCAAAAAGATATGGGAAAAGCGTATCGTGAAATTCGAGTTAAAACTGGTGATTTTGGAAAGGGTAAAAAGAAAAGTGGATCTAATAAAAAGAACGCTTAAGGTACTTCCTATTAAGGAAGAAAAAAAAGAAGAACCTAAAGAAGAGTAAAGAATTAATATGGATGCAATTCAAACTCATAACCCCAATGATTCAGAAAATTTAGAATCAGCAGAGCATGTTCAAGAAATGCTCGATAAAGTAGAAGGGGTTGAAACACAAACAGATGATCGGCCCGATTGGTTACCTGAGAAGTTTGGTTCCGCTGAGGAACTAGCTGATGCATATCAAAACTTGGAGCAAGAGTTCCACACAAGAAACCAAGAGGAACCACAAGAGTATGCTCAGGAACCACAAGAAGTCGAAGAGTATGAAGAAGGAGATGAGGTAACCTCAAACAACATAGATAGTTTCCTAGAAGGTTATGGTTTAGATTATCAAAAGTTTGAGGAAGAGTTTAACAATACTGGTGGACTCTCTGATGCAGCTTATAAGGCATTAGACGAAGCAGGGATACCATCAGAAATGGTAGATAACTATTTGGAAGGTCAGATGGCTATGGCTGAACAAATAGAATCTAATGTGTATGAGGCGGTTGGTGGTCAGGAAAACTATAATATGATGACAGAGTGGGCTTCGGATAATTTAGATCAATATGAAATAGAAGCCTTTAATCACATGATGGAATCCGCAGACACTAACCAAATCAACTTTGCTATCCAAGGTTTAGCATCGAGGTACCTATTGGCTAACCAAGATGGTGAACCTAACCTAGTATCGGGTTCGGGTGGTGAAGGAATGGGTAGTCGTTATGAGTCCGTACAACAATTAACGTCTGCCATGAGTGACCCTCGATACCATAATGACCCTGCGTATCGTAGGGAAGTAACAGATCGTTTATCACGATCAAATATTATGTAACATTTAGCAGTATTATCCGTACTCAAGATATTAGACTTTGCCCCTTGCGAGGGAGAACCTAGTACGAACTCTTGTTTACTAGATTGTATGCACATGTGTACATGCTTAACATAAACAAGAAAGGCTAATAATGGCTACATTTCAACATGCCACTAATGAATATAGTAGTATTCGTAGTGGTACTCGTAACGTAGGTGGAACAGTAGATGCTGGTTCTGATCCTAGAGAATTGTTTCTCAAACTCTACGCAGGTGAGGTTATGACTGCCTTCCAGACGAAGAATGTCATGATGCCCCTCGGTAGAGTGAGGACCATTTCAAAAGGTAAGGAAGCCCAATTTATCATGACAGGTAAATATAGGGATGCAGCCTACCACACCCCAGGTAATCGTATTGCACCTGATGCAAATGCGAAACACTCAGAGAGACTCGTCACTATTGATGACCTCTTAATTAACGCTCAGTTTATTCCTAAAATTGACGAGGCAATTCAGCACTACGATGTTAGAAATGTCTACACTCAAGAAGCAGGATACGGGCTTTCAAAAGTAGCTGATCAGAATATTTTACGTATTCTTACTAAGGCTGCTTTAGCAACTAACGTAGAACGTGCTTCTAAGTTAATCAACAACTATAAAACATTTGATCAAGAAGACTTCTCCGCTAACGTCACAATCGGAAGTAACGCAGACGGAAGTGACTCACGAAAACCTAAGTTCATCGTAAAAGCCATTATGGATGCTAGACGAGAACTTGAGAAAATCGGAGCACCTCTCGATGGATTAGTTTGTATTATGAGCACAGACTCATACTACGATCTTTTCGATAGTACTACTGCTAGTGGAGCAACTGATCTCGCTGTATTTAATAGAGATTATGGTGGCACAGGTTCTATTGGTGCTATGCAATTACCAACAATTGCAGGTATTCCAGTTGTAACCACACCACACTTCGGTTCCTTTAGTTCAGCAGGAACTTGGTCTAACTCCATCTTCACTGACCTTTCTACGGCAGGAAGTGCAGGACAACTTTCTAATGGTCCTATTCCTATCACTGCTGAGTCAGGAAGAAACCTAGCTTACAATATTACCAACAATAGTGATGCTGATTATACAGCAACTACCGCTGGTGGAAGTAATATTGGTGCCGATGGTGGTTTAGACGGAACTTCAGCAGTTGATCTCAAAACTGAGGTAAAGAAGATTCGTTTCTTCGTGATGGCTAAAGATGCTGTAGCTACAGTTAAGCTCATGGATCTTGCTGTCGAATCCGAGTACCAGATAGATCGACAAGGTACTCTAATCGTGTCCAAATACGCAATGGGACACGATGTTCTCCGTCCTGCGATGGCAGTAGCATGTATGTCTAAACACGCATCTACTGGATAATCATAGGATTGCATCCATTTAAGGGGGTATCAGAAGTTTAGTGCGTGTTCGGGCCTGCTCTGCCCCCTTTCCTCATTTTAAATACACATGGATAACTTAAAGATTAAGAAAAAGAAAAGTCCTTTACCTACTCATCCTTCAATATTTAAAGGTGACTTAAGAAGTGCAACTGTATCTGATGATCCTACTTCTAAGTATAAAAAGAAAAAGAAGAAAAAGAAGAAGAAGGTAAAGAAAAAAATACTAGCAAGTAATACATATTAACAATGGCTACACTCCAACCTACAACTAAACTAGAAGCAGTTAATGTAATGCTCACGAGTATAGGTGAAGCACCAGTTAACTCTTTAATATCTGGATTAGAAGATGCTGAGTTAGCAGAAACTATTTTAGAAAGTGTTAACAAAGAGACACAGAGTAGAGGTTGGATTTTTAACACTGACTTGAAACTATCGTTAAGTCCTAACACTGATAACCAAATAGTTTTACCAGATAATTACTTACGTGTGGACACTAGAGGTACCTTAAGATCCTCAAGTAAAGACATCGTTGAACGAGGTAGAAAACTCTATGATAGAATAGGTAATAGTTTTACTTTTACTGATGCAGTCACAGTTGATGTAGTTATTTTATTAGACTTTACCGACATACCAGAGGTAGCACGAAGGTACATAACAATTAGATCATCACGTATATTTCAAGATAGAGTCTTAAGTTCAACAAATATACATGGGTTTCAGCTACAAGATGAACAACAAGCATACATAGAGTTACAAGATTACCACGCTGAGACAGCGGACTTTAACATCTTTGATAACTATGACACGTTTGCTCCATTAGATAGAAACATATATGGAGAGCACTACATAACAAACACCTTAACCGAAACGTCTTCTTAATATGCCCTTAGTATCTGGAGCTATACCTAATTTAATTAATGGGGTGTCACAACAACCACCTTCATTGAGGCTACCTACCCAAGGGGATATACAAGAGAATGGGTTATCTTCGGTAGTTAGGGGTTTAGAGAAGAGACCTGGGACACAACATATAGCCGAGGTAGATAGTAGTTTTAATGATAGTAGTGCATTTATACATACAATTCAGAGGGACGAAGAGGAAGCATACGTAGCAGTACTCACAGATAATAGTATTAAAGTATTTGATTTGATAGGAAAGTATGCTCCTTATCATGCTACTAATACTACAACTGCTGCTTCTGGTAATGAAATACCTGTCTATAAAAATACTAGCAAAGATCCTTTAACTAGTACTGAAACAGATTACTTAAATGTACTCAGCGGTAACAACGCACAGGAAACATTTGGTTCCACAACTGT